CGCCGCGTTATATATGACCCGCTTATTATTCTCTGTCTTTCAGTTCGCTTTTATAGTATAGAAGACGCGATGCTTATTGTAGGCAGGAGCGATGACGATAAAGAGAAACCGCAAGATATAGTAGATAAAGACTAATCTTGCGGTCTTTTTACGCAGTATGTAGTGTTTCGATAAAACGATTATTCGTACAGAAATTTGTGTTCAATGCCGTTTTTGAAACGGATAGAAAGAATTTTGCCATCCAGAATTACAATTTTTTTAATGACTGAATTGACGAAATCCTTGATGATTTTCGTGTCGATTTTCCGTATCATAGTATCAAAGTTCACATACCGCTTTGTAAGTAGTTGTTGGCTCATTATAAAGTAAGACGCTTTTGCGATAAAGTCCTCGTCAGAGATAGAGAATGAAGCGGAAGCGTTTTTTTCTATCTCATCAAGCCGAGCGTCTATTTGTTCGAGTTCGTCAGTAATGGCTTTGCGTTCAATGAAGTATTCCGTTTCGGGCATATCGCTTTCGCTGTAAAGATACAAAGTTTTGAGACGTGCAAGCGCACGTTCTTTTTTTCGTTTCTCTGTAAGCAATAGATCGCGCTCATTTATGGCGGTGTCGTCAATAGTTACGTTTTTAGGCTCGTATATATCTGTGCCGAATTTGCCGGCGCGGAGCATATCATACATTTCCTGCAGACCCGCTTTGTCTATGCCTTTCACGCCAGAGAACACATCGCCGCGAAGAAGTTTTTTCTCAAAAGTTTCAAGGCTTGTTGTTGCGCCGAAATTATTTTGCGCTTTTATGATGTTTGCCACGTAGTTTAGAATGAACGGTCCTACCACGATGTCGGAAATGTATTTGTTAGGGCAATCGTTAAAGCGGCGGTGGCGCGAGCATAGATAAATAGAAGGGCGATAGCCGCCATCGCGTTCACGGTCAATAGTTGCGCACATTTGCGAACCGCATTTACCGCAGATAAGAATGCCTGCGAAGATGTGAGTGTTTACTCTCGTGTATGTACGCGGGCCGTCCTTGTTGCTGCGGCGATTTGCTTTTAGTTGGTCGTTTACGGACTCCCAGCGTTCGCGGTCAACGATAGGAACGTGGTGGTCTTCAACCAGAATCCACTCCGATTCGGGGCGGCGGTTGGTTTTCAGGCGATAGTTTGTTTTGCTCAAATCGTGTTTGTTGTAGAGATAGTTTCCTATATAGAACGGATTAGAGAGCATAGTTCTTGCTGTTGTTGGATTCCACGCTATTCCGCTACGTGTGGAAAGTCCGTTTTCATTCAGAAACTTGCACGTCTGCAGAAGAGAATGGGTTTCTTCGTATTTGTCATAGATTGCACGAACAGTCGCGGCTTCCGTTTCATTTACGGAAAAGATTTTAGTAACCTTGTCATAGGCATAGCCGAAGGGGACACGTCCGCCGTTCCATTGACCGTTATTTGCGCGAGAAACCATAACTGCAGTAACTCGCTCCGATGTCATCTTACGTTCAAGTTCGGCAAATATAAGAATGATTTTCAGCATTGCTTCGCCTATTGCAGTTGATGTATCGAACTGTTCATTTTTGCTTACGAAAACTACACCGAGACGTTTTAGTTCTTCATACATTGCGGCGAAGTCAAGCAGGTTACGGGAAATGCGGTCAATCTTCCACACGATGAGATGAGAAAATTCGCCAGTTCGCAATCGTGACATCATCTGTTGATAGCGCGGTCTGTCAGTATTTTTTGCGGAATAGCCTGCGTCTTCAAAGATTTCGTATTCCGAAATATCAAGAGCGTACTTTGCATAGTTAGCAAGGTCGTTTTTTTGTAAAGGAAGGCTGTCCTTGTCGATTTGCATATTGGTAGATACGCGTACATAAAGGGCAGCCTTCTTGTTAAGTTTAGATTCTTTCTGCATAATTGTCTATCACGCTTTTAAGCGTTTCGTATGTTGCTTCTGTCGGGTTGAGTGCTTTCAGGGCATTGAGTGTCAGAGTTTTCTGTTCGCCACATTGTTCGTTCAGTATAGAAGTAGGAAGAACGTAGAATTTCCACTGTTCGAGATGCAATGGATCAATCATTTCGCGGTTAAGACAATCGAGTAGGCAGAAGACATATAATTTCGATTTGCGTTCGCGCTTCACGATTTCATTATCGTCAAAAACATAGGTTGGAGCAATACCAAAAACAGGAGACGAAAGAATGTCGCTTTGTAATGACTGAATGTAAGCAGACGATTTAACTTCAACTACGTTGCCATTATACGGTATGCGGTAAGGTTCTTTCGACTGGCGTAAAGTTACGTCAAGATCAAGAGCGCTTGAAACGATATATTCCGCAAGTATGCTGCGCGTTACGCTGTTCGTTAGGTCAGACGATACCCACATAAGAAAATCGGAAAGAAGACGGTTGACTGGCATATCGTCATAAGTAAAATGTTCGTTGCCCGTATATAATCTGTTCATAGTTAGTCTCCGTCGCGCAATGCGTCTTTTTCTTTCTGCGTAAGATACTTGTCAAGCAAAGCAAAGAATACTTTTTTATCATCAGCAGAAACCCTGTTCCAAACATCTATGATTGTTTTTTCTTCGATGCTTATATTGTCTTTGCTCTGCGGTAAGTTTGTCAACCCGATAAGGTAATCAGACGACACTTTGAGAGCAGATGCAACGTCTCGAAGGACAATCAATATTGAAGGGGATGCCTTGTTGTTAACATATCGGGATATGGTGGCTTCAGTAGTGTTCGCATTGTCTGCAAGCCACTTCTGGGAAACACCGCGATATTCGATTGCTGCCAAAAGTCTGTTTGAGAAGTTATCCATTGTTTTGACCTCCATAATTACCATTTTAATATTTTTTGACCGAATAAGATAGCAAATTACAGTCATATTGATTTTTTTCTTAAAAATTATAATTTTACACCGTAAATCCGTTTGACAATTACAGTTCTGTAAGTTAGAATATGAGTACAAACAAAAATTCATCGGAGTACGCTATGAATACGAATTTGTTAAAATCGGTAAGAGTTAAGAACGGCAAAACGCAAACCGATATGGCATCATTGATAGAGAAGTCTATTGACACCTATGCGAAGAAAGAAAGGGGCGAAGTTTACTTCACGCCGGCAGAGATGGTTAGAGTATCGCGGACGCTAAACCTTACGTTTAGTGAGTTCAACGATATTTTTTTTAACTCTGAATTACAGTTCTGTAATTTTTAACTGCCTTCGCTTTTAACAATTACATTATATCGCAAACGGGGTAAATTCACAATGGGAAACGACTCTACGAAACCTAACGAAAACATCTACTTCAAGTGTAGAAAAGAAGCCGCTTTATACGACGAGAGACTACGGAGCCGCGAAAGCGCCGCAGACCTGCTCGGCGTAAGTCCTTCATCGCTTGCGGATTATGAGTTAGGAAATACGAAAGTTGTCCCCGTCGATAAAGTCAATTTGATGGCAGACCTGTATAATGCACCGCAATTAAAAACGATGTATTGCAAGCACGATTGTCCGATAGGAGATTGCCTGACGCTTGCGACTGAAATCCCCAGCCTTGAAACGGTGGTTCTGCGATTGCTGAACAATCTTGAAGACGGGAAATTATCGGAAGTTAAAAGACAGTTGATAAACATTGCGGCAACGGAAGGCATTTCTACGCAGAATGTACATTCGATTGACGAAATCCTGAAATATCTCGATAGGCTTGTCGAGTCGGTAAGCGGGCTGAAATTGCTGTGTACGAAAACGAAGGCGGCGATAGAAGGCTTATGACGAAGGAAAGCATTTTGAAATATCTCGAAGAAGTTTTCGGGATCAAGTCTGAAAGCGAACTCAATGCGGCTATGGCATCAGCGGAAAAGTTGAACGTCGGAATAATGACAAAAGGAGCAAAGAATGATAAATCTACCCGAACTTAAAGAATTGCAGTTTTGCGAGAAAACACACACGTACACGGTAAACGGATTTGTTGTACCAAGCGTGTCAGAAATAATGAAACCGTTGTCGGCAGCGCATTACGGCGGAATAGACACAGATACGTTGAACAAAGCCGCAAACAGAGGAACGATAGTCCACGCAGCGGTAGAAAACTACCTGTTGTTTGGAATTGAAGACATCAGTAAGGAGTTGCGTGGCTACTTCGACGGGTTCAAAAAGTGGATAGACGAAGTTAAGCCTGTACCCATTAAGACGGAGTGCAGAATATATCACAAAACGCTTAACTATGCAGGAACGGCAGATTTGCCGTGCTATATAGACGACGTGCCGACGCTGGTCGATTTCAAGACTACCGCGACGGTTGCGAAGGTACTCACAAGAGTTCAGCTCGAAGCGTACAAAAAGGCGTTTGAAAGCCACGATGTAAAGTTTGAGCGCAAACTCATCATTCAATCCAGAAAAGACGGGACGTATCACGCGGAACAGCACCCGATAACAGATGCAGAAAGTTGGAAGGTATTTACCGAGTTACTTGATGTGTACCGCTTTATCAAAAAAAATCAGTAGGAGGTTTCAAATGGAACAGGAAGAACAGGTTGTGGCCGTATTGCCCGAAGTTGTTGAAGGTAAAACGGTTGCGGAAGCGGAGATGAGCAGAGAAGTCACCGCAGTCGAAGAGAGAGCGGGGCAGATTACGATTGCAACGCAAGGCGACTACGAAGACGCTGCGGCGTTCGGAAGGCTCATCAAACAGAAATCGGCGCAGATTATCGAATTTTTTGCACCGATGAAGAAGGCGGCTCACGAAGCGCACCAGAACATCTGCACCCGTGAAAAAGAAATGCTCGCGCCGCTCATTGCAGCAGAGAAAACGGTCAAGCAGGTTATGGGCGACTACGTAATGGAGCAGGAACGCAAAAGACGCGAAGAGGAAGAGCGCGTAAAACGTCTTGCCGAAGCGGAAGCTGAAAAGAAGTTGCAGGAAGCAATGGCTCTCGAAGCGAGCGGCAAGCAGGATGAAGCGGAAGCGGCGCTTATGGAAGCGGACATCGTAGACAGCGCGAGCAGGAACGTAATCGTGGAAGCGCCGAAGATTAAGGCGGACGGCACGTCGTCCAGTATCGATTGGGAAATCACGGCGGTAGACGACGGCAAAGTTCCCGTCGATTTTGCGGGTATGTGCATCAGACCCGTAGATACGAAAGCAATTCTCAAACTCATTCGGGCATCGAAAGGGCAGATTAAGATACCCGGCATCCAGTACAAATCTGTCGCAAAATTATCTTTCAGGAAATAATCTGAGGTTTTCAAAATGGAACAGAATAAGGCTTTAAGTACGGTAGAGCAGAACGCTTTGCAGGTAAGTTACGAAATCTGCGGCACGAGCGTACAACTCGATATAGACTTCGTAAAGAAGTATCTTGTCAGAGGACGTTCCGAACTGGTTACGGATCAAGAGTTGGTTATGTTTATCAACACCTGCAAGATGCAGAAACTCAATCCGCTGGCAAACGGAGAAGTTTATCTCATCAAGTACAGCAAAGACGAGCCTGCGCAGATGGTTGTAGGCAAGGATTCCTACAATAAGCGGGCTTTCCTGAACCCGAATTATCTCGGAAAGGAAGACGGCATCGTTGTCGTTCGCGGGAATACGGTGGTTCAGAAGAAAGGATGCTGCCTGTATCCTACGGAAGAACTTATCGGCGGATGGTGCCGCGTTTTCTACATCAAGAAAAACATCAAGTTGGAAGCGTTCAGAGAGGTTTCGCTTTCTGAATACAACAAGGGTATGGCGAACTGGAAGAGTAAGCCGGCGACGATGATAAACAAAGTTGCCATTGCCCAGTGTTTGCGCGATGCGTTCCCTTCCGATTACGAAGGGTTGTATGCAGAAGAAGAACTCATTTCGTCTGGTCTCGTTCGCGCAGATGATGAAGGAAAGATTCAGGTTATCGACGCAGACGGCGTGGTTGTGGAAGGGGAGACAACCGTTGAACTTCCCGAAGACAACAGAGTTATTACGCAGGACGAAAGAAAAGAAATGTTCGCATTTGCGCAGGAAGTTTACGGCGGAAAGGAAGCGGGAAATGCCAAAGTCAAAGAGTTCCTTAAAGCAGAAAACGTAGAATCCACTACGGAATTAAAGAAAGCGCAATACGACAGAATTATGGCTCAAATCGAGCAGGATAAAAGCGGCGGCAACAAAGGCGACGACAACGGCGACGCAGAATAATCCGCGAGGAGCGTCATAATGGGAAGATTGCCAAAAATAGGGGTCGATTATTTTACGCACGACGTTCACGCTGCGACTGGTCCTACCCTGTTTACGGTGCAGAACAGTTTTGGAAATGACGGTTATGCGTTATGGTTCAAGCTGTTGGAGTTTATGGGTACGCAGAAAGAACTTTATGCAGATTTTTCGGTACTGAAAGATTGGGAGTATTTTGTATCGCTTGCGAGAGTTGACAAGGATAAGGCAATAGCAATTTTAGACCTACTTGCAAATATCGACGCGATAGACAAAGAGTTGTGGACTACGAGAAAGATAGTATGGTCTGACAACTTTGCGGGAAGAGCGAAACCCGTTTTCGATAAACGGGGAACGCTCACACCTGATAAGCCGGACATAGAGGAAAACGTACCGCAGACGGAAGAACAGGGAAATCCTGCGCCGAAACGTAAAAAGAAAACTGACGACGACCCCAGCAAAAAGAAATATGCAGAGTTTGTCAGTATGGAGGAGCGCGAGTATCAAAGTCTTGTTGATAAGTACGGAGAGAAAGCGACGGAGAAGCTCATCGAGTTGCTTGATAACTACAAAGGGAGTAGCGGAAAGACCTATAAAAGCGACTACCGCGCCATTCTCAACTGGGTGGTAGATAAAGCGCAAAAGGAATACCCGAAACTGTTTACGGCGCAGAACGACACGCCGGATGACGGAAGAAATCCGTTTGACGAATAGGAGGAGGTATGAAACAGATAGGTTCGATACTTGACGAGCAAAACTGGCTTGAAACGATGGAACTCGCCTGCAAACGGTCAATAGATGCTAACCCTGAAAAGGAAGGCGACTTTATGAAAGACGGGTTCCTACATTGCGGCAAGTGTAAAGAGCCGAAGCGAGAATACTTTGAATGGCACGGACATCAGATTTTAACTTCACGTGATTGCAAGTGCATTCGTGATGAGAAAGAGCGAATAGAAAAGCAGAAACGGTATGAAGAAAAAATGGCGAGAATTGCAAGACTGCGCAGTGTATCGCTTATGGACGAAGTTTTTTATAAGGCGACGTTCAAGAACTTCGACATCACGGACGATAACAGAAAAATCTACAATGCGTGTGCTAAATATTGCAGAGCGTTCCAACAGATGCTTGAAGATAATCAAGGACTATTATTTTACGGGAACGTAGGCACGGGAAAATCGTTTGCGGCTGCTTGCATTGGAAATCACGTTATGAGTTGCCTTCGTCCAGTGGTAATGACATCGTTCGTTAAAATACTGCAGCAGTTTTCGTCTTTCAAGAATGGAGACGAAGAAGAACTGATTGACAGACTGACGGAGCCTGATTTACTCATATTAGACGATCTGGGCGCCGAGCGAAATACGGACTTTGCATTGGAAAAAGTCTACAACGTGATTGACAGCAGATACCGTTCGCAGAAACCTATCATACTCACGACAAACTTGACGTTAAAAGAAATGAAGGAGAACACGGACATTCGGTATGCTCGAATCTATGACAGGGTATTTGAAATGTGCTATCCGATTAAATTTGAAGGTTCATCGAGAAGACGAATTGAAGCCAAAGAGAGATTCGACAAAATGAAATCATTTTTAGAAGGAGATGACTGATGAAAAACGAAGAGTTCATCGCAGAGTTGAAAATATTCAGCAAAGACGACAGAAAAACCGTTGCGGCAATTCTGTTTGAAAACGGTTATACGGTCAGACAGGGCAAAAAGAAGCGCACCGAAACAGGGAAGTCGGTAGATTACACGGTAATTGTAACAGACAGAAACGGGGAGACGGCAGACAGATGAAAAGTGTTACGTTTACCATTCCCGGACAGCCGAAAGGTAAGATGCGCCCGAAAGTAACAATGCAGGGCGGATTCGCTCACGCTTATACTCCCAAAGAAACGGCAACCTATGAGAATTACGTCAGAGTGATGTATCAGATATGCAAAGACAAGACCTTTCTCGAAGGCGCAATTCAGGCAGAAATCGTTGCTTTCTTTCCTATTCCGAAATCGACGAGTAAAAAGAACAGAGCGTTAATGCTTGCCGGCGAGATCAAGTACACAAAGAAAGTCGATTGCGACAATCTCGCAAAGATAGTGTTGGACTCGCTGAATGGCATTGCATACAAGGATGATGCTCAAATCTATGAACTGTCGGTTAAGAAACTGTACGCAGATGAACCGAAGGTCGTTGTTACGCTAACGGAAGTTAACGGTTAGACGGCTGTAAAGCGGCTATTTGGGCATTTCTTGGTAGATAAACACTTTATCCGCTGGGCGTTACCAAAAGGCAACCAGTGGCAATCAGTAAGTAATAAAGCAATCAAAATATCAATTAAAACAGGAGGTTGAAGTATGGGTATCGTAGAAGAAACACGACGAGCCGGATATGATTCAGTGACAAGCAAGCGGGCAGATAGAAGCGATGTTATTCTCGCTGTTCTTGGAGACAAGCAGATGACGGTAAGCGAAATCGTAAAGGCTTTGCTTGACGAAGGAATTATCAAATATTACGACAGAAATTTCGTTGCGCCGCGCCTGACAGAGTTAAAGGACGAAGGGAAGGTAAAAGTGGTAGGAAAGAGAAAGTGCATTATGTCGGGCAAGATGATAGCGTTGTGGGAGCGTGTGGATCAGTGAAAAGTATTTTGCAGAATAGCGACGCGCCCAGATGCTGTTATTTCTGCCGGTCCACCTATAATTTGCATTTGCATCATATTTTCGGCGGGACGGCAAACAGGAAGCAAAGCGAGAAGCACGGGTTCAAAGTATTCCTGTGCGGATTCCACCACAATATGTCGAACGAAGGAGTGCATTTCAACCGAGAAGTTGATTTGAAGTTAAAGCGAGAATGTCAGGCAAAGTTCGAGGAAACTCACAGCCGAGAAGAGTTTATGAAAATCATCGGAAAGAATTATTTGGATTAAGGAGAAGGCTATGACGACAAGAATAGAACTAAACAAAGACCTGTCCGTAGATTATACGGAGTGAAAGAAGAATATCACAAGCAAGGGCTATTCCTACTACGATTTCAGCAGGGAAGAAGTAGAAAGGATTGCTAAAAAGAACGTCAAGGAAGTTTCGACGACGGAGATCAGGACACTGGCGCAGGCTCTTTTTCCGCAATATCTTCAATGCAGCGGACTGTTCGACGGTTTCCTGTTCTTTGAAGTGATTGACGGGGTAAGGGTAGATCCGCCCAAGTATTGTTACGAAACGTGTAATTCTTATTTGGATAACGACGGTAGAGCAAAAGTCAATCGGCTCATTGAAGAAATCGAAGACCTGTTCGAGCAGAACGAGATTGACTGTTCGGAAGATTGGAAGAATTATTTCAGACAGGCAAAGGAGAAAGCAGAGTGAATAAGGTAGAACTTATCGGAAATCTCACGCGAGACCCTGAATTAACCGAAACGGCAAGTGGGGTATCTGTGTGCAGGTTCTCTATAGCGGTTAAACGCAACTACTACGGCTCCGATGGGGAACGCAAGACGGATTTCTTCAACTGCGTAGTGTGGCGAGGTTTAGGGGAAACGATAGGGAAGTATTGCAAGAAAGGACATAAGGTCGGAATTACGGGCAATATCGAAACGAGAACGTATGAAGACAATAAGGGAGTGAAGCATAATACGGTTGATATTATCGTTCAGGATGTGGACTTCCTTACTCCGAAGACTGACAATGATTACTACCCTGACGATATACCTGATGAGAGACCTGCCCAAAACGCTTATGACGATAATGACGATTTACCGTTTTAGGAGGTAGTAATGGAAGGATTGAACAAATGTCCGTTTTGCGGCGGAGTTGCAGAAATTATAGGAAGGAAAAAGATGAAAGCGGTCTGCAGGGACTGCGGTGCATCAAGTCCGACATTTAGTTTCAGATCGGAAGCGGTAGAATATTGGAACAAGAGAACAATAGTCCGATGCAAGGACTGCAAGTTCTACCACGTCGAAGAAAAGTGGTGTGACAAAAACAGTCATTTTGAAGGCGGCGCGGCAAGAACATTTGAAGAAAGTCAATTTTGCTCTCTGGGCGAAAAAATATAATAGGAGATTTGACTATGGAACAGCAGGAAAAGCAGGAAGCACGTAAAGAGTGCGAAGTGGTGGTAAACACCGACCCGAAGGAAGGACCGCTTGATGGTGCAAGTGCAAAGGTAAACGTGGCAAGATTCGTTTTCAACGACGACGGAAAGACGTTTAAGCACAAGGTACTCGAAGGAAACATTAAAGCGAGTTACGAATTGGGTACAGTATCTATCTCGGTGCCGGAAGAGAAGATTATGCTTGCAGTTAGGCTTGACGAACTTATGCAGGTAATGTTCACGGCGGCGGGCGCTTACAGAAAACTCGAAGAACAAAAAAATCAAAATAAAGGAGACAAACAATGATTGAAAAAGTAAACCCCAGCCATCCCGATAAGGTGGCAGACAGAATTGCAGGTGCTATTGTAGACCTTGCTTATGCGCAAGAAAAAAACCCGAAGGTTGCAGTTGAAGTTCTTATCGGACACGGCGCGTGTCATATTATCACGGAAAGTTCCGTAGTAATTGACCCTGAAAAGATTTATGCGGCCGTTACAAGAATTACAGGCGACGCGGAATTGAATGTAGATATTGCACAGGCAAAGCAAGATGTTCATCTCGCAGAAAATCAAAGCGGCAAGATCAGGTGCGGCGACAACGGCATTTTCAAGGGCGTACCGCTTACGGTAGAGCAAAGAGCATTATCGAATATGGCGCACGGCATTTACGAAATGGTGCCTTACGACGGAAAGTACATTCTCGACGGCGACAGAATGATAATCTGTCAGAGCAACTGCGAAAGCGATTACATCAGGAAGGTCTACCCGAAAGCCATCGTCAATCCGCTTGGGGATTGGGAAGGGGGAACGAATGTAGACACGGGCGCGACGAACAGGAAACTCGGTTCAGATATGGCGGACGGAGTAACGGGCGGCGGGCTTCACGGCAAGGATTTGTCGAAAGCAGACGTATCGGTAAACATCTATGCGTTCTTAAAAGCGCAGGAAACAGGAAAGACAGTAGAATTGTGCTGCGCCATAGGCGACGACACAATCGACGGCAAGCCCTATTCGGAAATTGTAGAAGTGGCAAGAGACTTCATTATGAAGAAGGGTGGGTTTGAGAAGTTTGCGGAGTGGGGACTGTTTTAAGTCCCTGCTCCGGTAGGTAAAGAATACAGCCACAGAAAGGAGAAGCCTTATGAGCAAAGAAACGAAAACAACAGAAAAGCCGCAGGATGATTTTTCGGCAATCCCGAAGAATGTACTTAATCTCATCTCGAAGTATGCGACGGAGAAAGCAATCGAAATGTTCAACCGCCAGATGGAAGAGCAGAGAGCAAAAGCAAAAGATTTCCGTATGAAAAATACGCGGCTACTTGTGAAAAAGTACAGGTGGTTGAAAAGTTATGCCGGGAACGCGGTCAGCGAATTGACGCAGTTGCTTTCGGAAGAGGAGTTGATATTCCTTGAGAGTATGGGAATGGATAACCTTGAAAGCCGTAAGGTGGAAAGCATCAAAGACAGAATGGTGTTCACGCAAACGGTACTGGGACACATTGACACAATGCTTGAACTCTACAAGAACAAGTGCCTTAACTCGGAGAGGGAAGAGGTTAGGAGAAGGTGGAGAGTATTGGAAGCGATGTACCTTACGGACAACGTAGGAAGCCCCGACGACGTAGCAGACATTGAACATATCAATACACGCACGGTGTTCAAAGATTTGAACGTAGCCATACAGGACCTTTCGGGACTGTTCTTTGGTATCGACCTTTCGGACATCATTCTGTTCTAAAATGCAAGGGCAGTTTTTGGGCATTGACAAAAGAAAAGCAAAGTTGTATGATGATAGCGTTGAATGTTATGTCACCCCGAAAAAAGGCGGTAAATAAAATCGTTTATTGCAAAAATATTTTGCAAAAATACACGAAATCCGTTTGCTATTCGGTAGTACCTGTGTTAGAATGAAGATAAGAAAAACAAGGGGCTACCTAAAATGACAAAGACAGAAATCGTAAAGCAAATGTTTTTATCGGGAAATCACAAGGCAGCGTTGCGTATCGCAAAAGACTTCAAAATCGGGATTACCCGTCAAGAAGCAAACGATATGCAGTTGGCATACGAGTGTATGGTTCACGGGTCATTTTACAGACAGTTGGGAAAGGACACCGACGCTGCTATCAAAAAAGGTATTGCGGTATTGCAGAGTGCGGTGTTACGGATGGCGGTATGAAGATATTTACCAGTCGTTACCAAAACCCCGAATTGCAATCGGGCAATTACACGGTTGTGGGCATAACAAGGGGCGCGCCCAGATTTCCGTTAAAGTACAAGTTAAGCGGAAACATCATAGAGTTCGCGCCGCCCGGTTATTTGTTCAGTGAGAACGATAGGGCGGTATTCACTCCAAAGTTCTTTGCACATCTTGACAGAGTGGGCATTGAACGGGCGAAAAGCCTTCTGCGACCGTATCTGTCATTTAACAAAGACATTGTTCTGTGTTGTTACGAAGATGTCAGAATCCCCGACGAGTGGTGTCATCGCTTGGTATTTGCTGAATGGTGGCAGGCTCGCACGGGAATGGCGATACCTGAATTGCAAGACAGTTCAACGTGTAAGTCGGGCAAAAAGCCAGAAGCACAGCAAAAGCAAATGACGTTGTTCGACTTATTATAGCCGCCTATAGCTCAACGGTAGAGCAGCAGACTCTTAATCTGCGGGTTGGGGTGTTCGAGTCCCTCTGGGCGGACCAAATAGGTCTTCATTGTAAGACCGACAATAAAGTGTAGAAGCGACTACGATTAAGTAGCCGCTTCTTTTCTTATTGTTGTTCGTGATGTAAGTAGTCTTGATATTCTTTCTCGATAGCGTCGCGTATGCCTGCATAATCGCATTTGGTAGGCTTGCCGCGATTTATCAGACCAGATAGAGAGATACTGCGTTGCATACCAAAGATGGCATCAATTTTGTAGGTAGCAAGAACGTAAAAGTCCCAGTTATTCAGATTGAGCGGATTTTCTGGGGCGCGTTCCTTGCTTTTGTAATGGCAGAATACATAGACGTTTGAATGGCGTTTGTGATTGTCGTAATCATACCGCGCTTCGTCTGGAATCCAGTCATACGCCGGCGAGATCGAGAAGATGATTTTTGAATACTTGTCGGGTTGATTTTTGGGGTACCACGATTGAAGATAGGCGGAGCATTTGACTTCGATTTTCTTATCTTCCCATAGAAGGTCATACGACTCCCAGTCCACGTGAGTGGTGGTTAAGTCAAGGTCGAGCGCGGTTGCGATAATGAACTCCGCAAATGCGCCGCGCATTGTGTTATTGAGCAAATCTGAAGAGTTCCATTTCCAGAAGTCAGACAGTAACCTATTGATAGGCATACCGTCAAATTTCAGATGCTCATTGCCTGTTAAAACTTGCATAAACGATGTCTCCTTATTTATTTATCGTAGTTAATATTATATCAATTACAGGCGAAACTAACAAGTTACAGGAGGGCTTATAGATGGCGCGATTTCAAAACCCCGGCGCATTGTTTCTGGGAACGCTCGTAGCGCAGGAGCAAAAGTTTCTCAAACCGTTACTCGAAAACGCAAAGAAGAGCGGTTATTCAAAAGTAGTAGAGCCTTGCGCCGGCGCATTTGCTATGTCGCACCTTGCAGCGCAGGTTGGTTATTCGGGTTCGCAGATAGAAGCAAGCGACGTTTCTATGTTCACGAGCATAATGGGTTACGCTATTATGGGAAAGACGCTCGAAGAACTGGAAATCAAAGCGGAAGGATTTACGGACGAAGAACTATGCGACCCTGCGACGGCGCTCTATGCTCAACTCGTATTGAGAACCGCAAAGCAGGCGGGAAAAGACTACTTCTACAATATCTTACTCGATTTGCAGCATCGTAGAACCGAGCATATCAAATCATTGAATGAGCAACTCGATAGGGCGCGTTCGGCGCTCAAAGGTATGAATTACCGTGCGCTTGATATGTGGGAACATCTTGATGAGTGTATCGACGATCCGCACACGTTGATTATCGCAAATCCGCCCACGTATACGGCAGGATTTGAAAAGTGGTATGACACGGGCGGTAAGATGACTTGGAAAGAACCGAAGTACGGTATCTTTGACGTAAAGACAGGGCTTCACGATTTGTACGAAAAGTGCAAAGACGCGAAAGCCCTTTTAATTTGCTATGAAGAGAACGCGCCGTATCAAACGGCGGGAAGTCCCATTTTCGCCAGATACGGAGTGCGTGAAGGCGTTAACGTGTACATCACGTCGAACAGACCAGAAGAAGCCACCGCTTTGGCTCACGGAAAGAAAATTACGCGCCCGAACGAAAGTCGGCTTGAACCGCTTGAATGTTCAATGCTTCCGCGAGATTACGTTATCACGAAAGACAGCGAAATTGCATTACAGACGATCGATAGGGCAAACGCTCAATACTATCGGCAGTTATGGACGCACAATTTTGTCGGGTCTGCGGCGCAGATTAACACTGCCGTGTTCATCGACAAGATGATTGCGGGAGTATTCGGAATCGACAAAGCTGCGCTCACTATGGGCGCGTTTGGTACACAGGTAAGCGACGCGGTATTCCTTATGTATGGAATGACTGTTCCGCATAAGAAGTACAGACTGGGCAGGCTCTTAACGATGCTTGCGCAGAATAAGCCGTTTATTTACAGTCAATGCAACGACATTGAACGCGAGAAGGCGCACCACCTTAAAACGGTGCAGATGACAAAATACCCCGAAGCAAAGGAAATGCGCGGGGTTATGAAACTGACAAAGAAAGTTCCCGACAAGAAGTATGGGTTCAAACTCACATACGAGTCGGACTTAAAAGACCGTAACGAGCGGCAAACGCTTGAAGAATGGCTCTTGAAGGAGGAGAGATGGCAAACGGAACGACAGAAAACCAAAGCGCAGAAGTAAAGACTGTTTCCTATGAACAGATGCTTGAACTCGGACACGGCTTGATTATAGCCAAAGTTCCGCTTACTTCGCTGCGCGAGCAGGACATCAATGCTCGAATAATGAAGAACGAGATGCAGAAGCAGCTTACAGACAACATCCGCAAACGCGGGCAACTTGAAAGCCTGCCTTTCTGCGCTCTCGTTGACGGCAAAATCGAAATCATATCGGGACATCACAGAATCCGGTCCGCAAAGGATTCGGGCGTTATAAACGAAATCTACGTGATACTCGATGTTACGGGGTTGACACGCTCACAGATTGCGGCAAAGCAACTTGCGCATAACGCCATTAGCGGCTTCGACGACCAGTCCACGCTGAAAGAAATCGTTAAACTGATAGACGACGTTGACGATATGCTGGAAAGTTACATCGGAAAGGACATCTTGGGCGAACCCCTTGCAGAACTCGAAAAACTTCTGTCCCCGACAGTCGAGTACGATTGGAAGAATATTGTATTTACGTTCCTGCCGCATCAAGTCAAAGACCTTGATAAACTTGTCGAAGCATTACGCTCACAGCAACCTGATTTTATCGGCGCTTGCGATATAGAACAGCATAAGCCTTTTATCGACGCTCTTGCAAAATATCAGGAGTTCGCAAACGTCAAGAACACGGGCGCGGCTATTCACGCTATGATTAAAGGAACAGAGCAACTGTTCGACGATTTGCAATTCGACGATAAGCAGGAATGGGTACAGATCACGTCCGTTCTCGGAAGCAGCGCAATCCCCAAAGAAGCGGCGGAAATCATCACGATGGCAATTAAGAAAATGATTGAAAGCGGCGATGTAAACGCCAAAAGCAAATGGAAAGCCATTGAACTTTGGGCGGCAGATTATTTAGGAGGTAACTGATATGCCCCCGACCCCGAAATATAATCCCGAATATCACGACGATTGGGCGTGGTCGCTTGCATCGAAGGGTGCGATTGATGATGAGATTGCGGAAGCCTTTGGAATATCTGTCAGGACGCTCCACAGGTGGAAGCAAGAATACCCGTCGTTCTTACAGGCGCTAACAGTAGGGAAAGAAGCGGCAGACGCGAAGATAGAGAAATCTCTTTATAAGCGGGCGCTCGGCTATGACGTTAAGGAAAAGGAAACGCTGGTGGAAACGGACAAAGACGGAAATGTTAGACCCGTCAAAGTTAAAGAAAGCGCGAAGCACGTTCCACCGGACACAATGGCGATTATGTACTGGCTCAACAATCGCTGTAAGCATACAGGAGAGTGGGCGCAAACCCAGAAGATTGAACTGTCTGGGAATGTCGGCAATGTCGATTTAAGCAAATTATCGGAAGAAGAATTGCAAGCACTCGCCGCGTATGCGGTTGAGCATAATGGCGATAGCGACGACTAACGGCAAGTTCTCGAAGAATTACCTTATGGCAGCCGGCGAAGCTGCGAAGTACGAACTCGCCAGAAGGCATTACGCAAATTACGTTGAGTTAGTACATCACGGCAGGTGGCAAAGAGCCGACCACTTAAATCTCGTCTGTGACGAACTTGAAAAGGTTTTAACAGGGGAAACGAAACGGCTTATGATTTTTATGCCGCCCCGACACGGTAAGTCTATGACGGTTACAAAGACGTTTCCGTCGTACTATCTGGGGAAGAACCCGAACAAGCGCGTCATTGAGGTTTCCTACGGCGACGAACTTGCAAAAGAATTTGGCGAAGCGAACAGGTCAAAAGTATTTGAGTTCGGACAAAAATTGTTCGGAATCAACCTGTCTATGTCGCAAGCCACAAAGACCAACTGGAATCTGCAAGGCTATGACGGCGGTATGATTTCTGCCGGTATCGGCGGTGTTATAACAGGTAAAGGCGCAGACCTGCTGCTTATAGATGACCCTATCAAGAACAGAGCAGAAGCGGAATCAGAAACATTCCGCAAACGTGCAATAGAAGCATATCAGTCCGATATTCGTACCCGTCTACATTCAGGCGGCGCAATCATTATCATTCTTACCAGATGGCACGAAAACGATTTAGCGGGGTGGTTGCTCAATCCAGAAAACGGAGAACCCGAAGATTGGAAAATACTTTCGCTCCCGGCAATTTGCGACGACGAAGATCACGACTTGCTTAATCGTAAGCACGGGCAGGCATTATGGCCCGCAGGCGGTTATGACGAAAAGTGGGCGGAAGAAACGAAAAAGGCGGTCGGCAGTTATGCGTGGGCATCCCTGTATATGCAAACGCCATCTCCGAGCGAAGGCGGAATGTTCCGTCGCGGTTGGTGGAAATACTACAAGGTTCTGCCCAAGAAGTTCGACCAAGTTATACAGTCGTGGGACTGCACGTTCAAAGACAAGAAAGAATCGGACTACGTTGTCGGTCAGGTTTGGGGCAAAATCGGTGCAGACCGTTATTTGCTCGACCAAGTACGCGGTCAAATGAGTTTCACGGAAACGCTTGCAGCTATCAAGTCCCTTACGGCAAAATGGCCGCAGGCAATAGCAAAACTCGTGGAAGACAAAGCAAACGGTCCTGCGGTCATCAACGTACTCAAAAAGGAAATCAGCGGGCTTGTTCCTGTTGAACCCGAAGGCGGTAAGGTTGTTCGTGCTACGGCGGTTACACCGCTTGCAGAAGCGGGCAATCTGTATATACCAGACCCGTCCATTGCGGCGTGGGTACACGATTATGTGGAAGAGTTTGCGGTGTTCCCGAACGGCGCACACGACGACCAAGTAGACTCGACCACGCAAGCAAATATCTATTTCAACGGAAACGTCTTCAATATTGGGGCGTTAATATCTTAATTCGACAAGGAGGTAAAAGCCGTGCATTTAACGGACGAAAACAAGGCAAAGTTAGAACAGCTCAAACGTAATAACGAGCAGATCACGCAGCCTGCAGAACGTAAGCCATTCCGTGCAGACGGTTATGTTAATTTGCTGAACAAGTACGGAACAGGGCAGGACAACTCGGAAGCCTATCGTTATAGTGCGGAAAACTTAACGCCTGATACGGTATTGACGAGCCATTACGAAACGAACGGCTTATTTGCAAAGATAATCGACATTCCCGCGCAGGAAGCGGTCAAGAAAGGGTATCATCTGAACATCGCAGATAACGCGGTAGAAGAGTACATCCAGAAAAAGGTCAGGAAGTTGAAATACTTTACGACGGCGGAAGAAAGCCTGAAATGGTCCAGACTGTACGGCGGCGCCCTTGCAGTTATGATTATCGACGATGGCATCAACGATTTGTCACAACCAGTAAACTGGACGGCGGCAAGGAGAATTGATGAAATCGTCGTGTATGACCGCTCCGTTGTAACGCCTGATTATCATTCGATGTACAGGGGAATCGGCGTATCGGGAGTTGCGCAACGCTCAAAGTTCCGTATGCCTGAATACTACAACGTGTTCAGCATTTACGGTTCGTTCCGCGTACACGAAAGCAGATGCCTTCTGTACCGCAATGGGAAGATGCCCGAAAAGGCAAGCACAACGGATTACAGGTTCTGGGGTGTTCCAGAATATAACCGTATCAAACGCGCCCTGCGCGAAACGATAACGTCTCACGGCGACGCGGTTAAATTACTCGAACGTAGCGTACAGGCGGTATACAAGATGAAGAACCTTGCGCAACTGCTGGCTACCGACGAAGGCGAAGAGCAAGCGCTCAAACGTCTGCAAATAATTGATATGGCGCGGGGTATTCTCAATTCCATAGCGATCGACAACGACGGCGAAGATTACGATTTCAAAAGCACGTCCCTTACGGGAGTTAAGGAAGTCATAGATTCCGCCTGCAATATGCTGTCGGCGCTTACGGAAATTCCGCAGACAAAACTGTTCGGTCGCTCGCCTGCAGGTATGAACTCGACGGGCGAGAGCGATATGGAAAACTATTACAGCTTCGTAGACAAAATCCGTGAGTCGCAGGTCAAAGACAATCTGTGTTCGCTCATCGACGCAATCATAACGATAGGTATCAATACGGGCGAGATAAAAGGGAAGCCCGATTACGAACTCGAATTTGAGCCGTTATGGAACGAGAAAGAAAGCGAGCGCGCCACGATTGAACAGACCAACGCGCAGGCGGATTTGGTTCGGGCGCAGACCGCTCAACTCTACATTGATATGGGCGTTCTTGACCCTGCCGAAGAGCGTAAACGCTTGAAGGAAGAAGGCAAGTTTGGTATTGAAGACGAAGAATTACCGCAACGCGAAGAACCGTTCGGGAACATCCTTGCACAACTCGGAAAGACCGATAATGCAGATACTCTATACGACGGCGCAACGGGCGTAGGAGTAATCGTAGTCAAGAATGGAAAGATACTCGTCGGGAACCGCGACGACAATAATCAGGTCGGCAGTCCCGGCGGGCATATCGAAACGTGGGAAGATGCCGAACGCGCAGCGCGGCGTGAAACGGAAGAAGAGTTTGGGATCACGCTCAACGACCTAATCCCGATAGGTATGCTTGATAACCTGCCCGAAGAGTACGGCAAGTCGTTCTTATTCCTGTCTACGGACTTCAACGGCGTTCCGCATACAAATACCCAAGAGATGCGCAACAATCGCTTCCAGAGCGTATCAGAACTTCTAAACGAAGATTTGTACGTTCCTTTCAAATTCGCGCTCGAAAGGCTTATCGACACGCTTCAAACTCGCGGCATCAACTCGCAATAACGCAACGTCGCGGCAACGGCGAAAATCGCCATTTCTGCGGCAATAATTCCGCTTTATCGTTATTTCTGTCACAGATATTCGCTTTAACTCGTTTATCTGGGGCAGAAGTACATAAAGTATAGTATAGGAAATAAAAGTATAGAAAACAATAGGAAAGTATATGCAAAATCGCACGCACTTTCCTATGATTTTTGTCGTTACAAGAGCGTAAGATTTCCATTAAAAGTTGCTTACGCTTACACTTCCGTAATTACAGATTGCTTTCGGTGGCTTTCTTATAATCTTCGGAACTTCGGTAATTTTCCTTGCTTTCCGATGTACATTCGGTTTAATTTGGGTTAGACTGAAAGTACAAATTAAATCAAACAAAAAGCGAGGTAGTTGCTATGAAAACTGAAAAGAAAATGACCTGATAGGAGATGCAGTCCTAACAGGTCGTAGAAGGTCTCAAACGACGGAGGTTTCAAAATGCGGAAACTCAACATCGTTGAAAGCAAAATCATTATACCGCATTTTGAGACCGAAGTCAATAATTTCAGCAGTAAAGCAGAAAAAATTATCGGAGGTCGCAATGATGCGGAACAAGTCATTGGAAGTCGAGGATGCCATCATAGAACTCGGAAAGGTCCAGTCTCTCACGAACGTGCTGAACATAGGAATTACGGACAGCCCGAACGTGAACGATATTCAGAACGCTTATTACATAGTAACCGATATGTTCCAAAAGGGTTATGCGGCATTGCAAAAAGCGTGGTACGGGGAGGTGGCGGCAAATGAATAGAATGTCGTACACTTACAGCACCTACATATACGCTTATGACGCAGACACGAAAATACGGGTTCTTATCAATCCGGACGGAACGAAACTTGCGGTTGCTACGGATATAACGCGGGCGCTCGGCTATCAAAGCAACAGTCAAGCGGGCGGGTTCATTCGGGATTTACACCTTGAAGCCGAAATCAGGCAGGTGGTATTCGATACCAGAAAGCGCGGCGTTGCGAAAGCCTATTGCTTACGGCGCGATGCGGTCAAACAGTTGCTTGACGCGAAATGCAACAATCCAGATTTTTGCGGTTGGTTGTTAGACACGGTTATGATTGATAACAAAGGTTGCGATGACGAGAACGAGCCTATCAGACCGTACAAGAACGTAGAGCCTGTGGAAACGGAACATCAGGAAATAGCGGCGGCACAACAGGCTATCGCGCAGCCGACAATGGCGCAGATAGATAAGATTATCGCGGAGTTGCTTATCTTACGGCAACAGTTAGCATAACTACATAGCAATCGCAAGGAAAGAGCAGAGTGATCTGCTCTTTTTTGTATATCGAAATCACGGAAAGGAGGTGTGAGCGTGAACGACGCAAGAAATCGGGTTGCAGTTAAGGAAGCCGTTAAAAAGAAATTCAACGGAAGACAGAAACTGAACTGTAAAATACAGGTTCGATACAAGGAAAACCTTGAAAGGGAATATCAGCGCGTCATAAACGCTTACTATGACCTTTTGCTGAAAGTCTTACTAAATACCACGCGGTTGCTTTTCATAGGTCAGGAGCCGCTACAGGAAGCACAAGCGGGGTTCAGAACAGACGGGTTCAAAGACAATCTCGTAAATCTTATCAGGCGGCTATTCCGAAAAGCGGGCGACGATTTTCACAACGAAGAACAGGCATTCCACCTGTCGGAGAAGATTAACAAAATCGGTAATTTGACAAAGCGGCTATCTACGGAAGATTGGAAACGCGAAGTATCGAGAACGCTCGGAATCAACATTCTTGACGATTACTATTCGGGCGAGTTTTACAGGGAACAGTTAAAACTTTGGGCAGACGAAAATGCAAGCCTTATCAGTACGCTTCCAGAAGAAGTGCTTGGGGAGATGCAGGCAATCGTTGAAGACGGATTTCTTAACGGGCGGTCAAATCGGGACATAGTAAAAGAAATTCAGGAACGATTTAGCGTATCGCGCAATAAGGCGCGGTTTTACGCGGTAGATCAACTTGCAAAACTTAACGCTTCGATTACGCAGCAACAACAAACGGAGTGCGGCGTTGAAGAGTATATTTGGAGTTCGTCAAAAGACCAGCGCGTAAGAGAACGACACGCACAGCTCGACGGAACAAAACATCGGTGGGACACACCGCCGATTGTAGACGAAAAGACAGGGCGAAGAGCGCATCCCGGCGAAGATTACCGCTGCAGATGCGTAGCATTGCCCGTTTTTAATATCGAAACGCTGAACATACCGGCAGACATCAAAATCAAATAGGAGGGTTAGTTATGGACGGAGTAACGCACGAAGAATTAAAGGCTGCTGCAGAAGCAGTCATCAAACTCTTAAACGAGAAAGGAAATCCGTACACCACGATAATTATTCAGCAAGATAAGATTGTGGTTACGCAAGACGTTATGGGCATACCGTTACCCATTAACGATTGACGGAGGTAGTATGAACGAGTTAGTTATTCAGTTATGCGAACGCTTGAAACTTGAAGCGGACGCGATTATCGGAAGTATGAAATCGGGAGCGATAGTCATACAAACGGGACACGAAAATTCCGTTGAGACCGTATCGCTTTTCGACGGACTTGCAATCGACGGCGTTGAACATTGTCAGAAGATAGTGGTTGCGTTGTCGAATTGCTTTTTTCAGAACGCAAGCAAGGAGGACGGTAATAAATGAACGAAATACCGAAATTGCAAAGGGTAACAAGGCTTGACAGCATCAAAGTTGACGAGACCTATTACACAAACGAAGGCTTCTTAATAGACCACCCGATTGTCACGACGGTTGGAATATTCGAGTATATGAACCCCGATGGCTCTATCAGACGCGAGTTGAGATTGCCGGAAGAGGTGTTTGCCCCCGAAAGTTTAGAATCCTATAAGGGAAAGCCTATCATTGTCACGCACCGCGCTGGGCGCGTTACGACTGACAATGTAGAAAAGGAAACCATAGGTACTATGCTTACGGCAGCCAGTAAGGACGGCGAGAATGTACGGGTAGAAATCGTAATACACAACACGGACGCATTAAAGACCGGATTACGTGAATTATCTCTCGGTTACGATTTGGACCTTGACGAAACGCCGGGCGAATGGAACGGGCAGCCCTATGACGCAATTCAGCGAAACATCAGAGTGAACCATTTGGCATTAGTATCAGCCGCGAGAGCGGGAGAACAGGCTCGTCTAAACATCGACGAAAAAGAAAATTTAACAGGAGGACCAGAAATGGAACAGAACAAGACTGACAGCGGCTTGTCGCCCGAAGAACTTGAAGAAGCCATTGCGGATTTCATCGCAAAGAAAAACGCGGCAACTACGAGTACGGACGGAGATGCCGCAACGGGCGAACCCACGCCCGCGCCTGACGGAGAAGTGACAACTACCGTCAATCCCGAAGAGCAGGCTAACGATGAAGATGTCGTCCAGAGCGTTAAAGAACGTCGTGACCGTCGTGACGCAGAAACGGCATCCAACTCGAAAGAGACTGCCCTTGAAACCATTACGCAGCAGGACGCGGACATCGACGCGCTTCTCAAACTGATCGAACAGTTGAGGGCGGAGAGAGACTTTGCCGGCGCTAACGCAGACGGTAACGATGCCGATTGCGGAACCGTGCAGAAGGACGGCGACGAAAGCAAGTCGCAAAGCCTTAATCTCGATTCGGCGGCAATCGACAGGCTCGTAGCCAGCAAGATTGACGTTATCAGAATTGCAGACCAGTTGCATCTCGACGGCGTTGACGTTATGTCCGTAAAAGACGGCAAGAAAACCGTTATCAAATCGGTATACCCCGATATGCGCCTTGACGGAAAAAGCGATGATTACATCGACGCGCTGTTCGACCTTACGAAGCAGAAAATCAAGAGCGACAACGGTACCGACAAACAGCGTAAGCAGATGTTCAATAAGGACACCGCCGCAGAAGAGCAGACCGTAACGGGAGCGGATGCGGCAAGAAACAGAATGATTGAAAAACAAAAAAACGGAGGTAAATAAATTATGAGCGCACAGACCAGTTATAATTTGCGCACGGCTCACGGCGTAGCGGGTGGCCTTTACGACCTTACCGACCACGACGTAGACACGAGAAACAACGAAGCGACGGACGGGAAGATTAGGTTCGGTCTCGGCGTAGTGGAAGGCACCTTACCCGGCAAGAACGTAACGCTTCCCGTTACGACTTCCACGAAAGCGAAGTTTGAGGGCGTTGCTATCAACAGCCACGCTCACGAGCAGGACTACAAGGGCGACGTTACGCTTCGCAAAGGCGAGACGGTAGGCGTTCTTACAAAGGGACGTATCTATGTTCGCATTACGACAGATGCGGAACCCGCATACGGCGCTCCGCTGTATCTCATTACGGACGGAGAAAATGCAGGATATTTCACGAACGAACTCGGAGAAGGCGTTACGGGTATCAAACTGAACGGCTTTTTCCTTGACGCGAAGGCAACCGATGCGATTGCCCCCGCGTTTGTTTTTGTAGACAAGGTGGATGAAACCACCAAAACCGAATAAAGAGGAGGACAACAGAAATGGAAAAAACTTCTTACAGCCAGAACGACTACGCGGCGCTTCTCGGCTCGAATATCCCCAAAGCATTGGTGGAAGATAAGTCGATGAGATTCGACGATGCGGAAGACGCTTCCGTATTCTTCGCCAGAGAACTCGACCACGTTAAGGCGCAGTCTTACGACGTGGTATACCCCGAACTTACGGCGCTCACGCTGTTCCCGATTTCCAACGAAGTCAGTCCCGGCGCGGAAACTGTTACCTATTACAGTTACGACAGGACGGGAGTTGCGAAGATTATCAATAACTACGCAACCGACCTGCCCCGCGCAGACGTAAAGGGAAAGCCGACCACCGCATACGTGAAATCCGTAGGCGATAGTTACGGCTATTCCGTACAGGAGATGAGAGCGAGCAGGCTTGCCGGTAAATCGCTCGATGTTCGTAAAGCGGAAGCGGCGCGTTATGCGGCCGATTACGCACTCAACAAGATTGCTTGGATAGGCGATAAAGCAAACGGACTTATCGGCGTACTTTCGCCCGAAAACGACATTCCTTTGTTCACGGTTCCCGTTGGAAAGACCAGCGGAAAGACGACTTGGGCAGAGAAGACGGCGGATGAAATTCTCGAAGACCTTAAAGAAATGCAGAAGCAGGTTGCTCGTACCACGAAGAATGTAGAGCGTCCCGATACGCTTGTTCTTCCTGCGGACGTTCATATCGAAATCAGCACGAGACAGATTCCGAACACGGGTTATACCGTTAAGAAATTCTTGCTCGAAAACGCTCCGTACATCAAAGACATCGTTTCGGCGGCGGAATTGCAGGCGGACGCGGAAGAAACCAACCCTTATTCCGCGCAGGGCAAGAACGTGGCTCTTTTGTTCAAGAAGGACGCGAGAAAACTCTCTATCGAGCATCCGCTCCCGTTCTATCAGTACCCCTTGCAGGCGAAGGGCCTTGAAATCGAAGTACCTTGCGAAGCAAGAACGGCGGGCGCAATCATCTACTATCCGCTTTCCGCGCTTATCGCGGTCGGCGTGTAAGGGAGGTGCGATATGAAGATTAAGAATATCGGACGTAAAATTATCGGCTTCGGGCAGACTTCGGTTCTGCCCGATGAAACCGCACATATTCCCGATTCGTTCAAGGATGTTGTGCTTGACACCTATGTTGCGCTCGGCATCGTGTCGATTATCGAACCCGCAAAAGACAAGGGCGAAACGAAAACGGACAAAGGCGGAAAGACCGACAAGGGCGGTAAGAACAACGGGAAAGGTGGTAAGACCGAAAACACCGAAACTACCGAGAATACCGAAACGGACGAAGAAACCGAAGCCGGCAAGGAGTAAACGCTATGGAGCCACTTGAAATATTCAGGCTCGTCGCTACCGAATTTTCGGAAGTCGAAGACGAAGAAGTTGAAAAGTGGATGGAATTAGCGAAGCCGTTTGTAAGCAAAAAGAAGTTCGGGAACACATACGACCACGCTATTGCTTATCTCACGGCGCACAAGTTGAAAATGGCAGGCAAAGGCGATAATACGATGGGCAAAGTCGATGATGCTCTCCGAGTGAGTTCATTCTCCGAAGGAGATGCGTCAATCGGCTTTTCTGTTTCGCAGGGCAACAATATGGCGGTTGACGCAGAGTACGCTTTGACGATTTATGGATTGCAGTACCTGTCTATCAGGCGGCAACGGATCATTCCGATAGTTTCCGCAGGAGAAAACTGATGGCAAAAGTAATCGACAAAGAAACAAAGGCGGGAAAGAAGTTTAGACAGGAAATCGAAAAACTGAAAAAGTTACAGGTGCGCGTAGGCTATCAACGAGGAGAAGAAAATATCGAATCGGAAGGCGAGAGCGCGGATTTATGCGATATAGCAGTCTACAACGAACTGGGGACGGAGAATATTCCGTCCCGCCCGTTTATGCGTGATAGCGTTGACAACCACGCCGAACAGATAAACGCCTTTTTGAAAAAGCAAATGGCGTTGCTTGCAAAAGGAGATACAACAGCCGAGCAGATGATGAAGTCTATCGGCGTGTTCCAGAAAGGACTTGTGCAGGCTGAAATCGTTGACGGCGATTTTGAGCCTAACGCCCCGTCCACCATTAAGAAGAAGGGTTCTGATAAGCCGCTGATTGACACGGGCAAGATGCGGCAATCGGTTAACTTCGTCATTGTTAAGAAATAGGAGATTGCAGTATGAACATTTTCAAAAAGAAGTACACGCTGCGTAAATTCTCCGAGCAAAGGACAGCAAAGGGATTTGCGGTCAAGGCATCTTATACCGATCAGGTGGTGTTACTGAACGTGCAGCCTATGGTTGCAACGGAAATGAAAACATTGCCAGAAGGCGATAGGTCTTCAAAAGGCATTAAGTCTTACGGGGATTTTAAGGTGCAGACCGCAGACGTGGAACGCGGGTTACGTGCAGACAGACTGTTTTATGCAGGGGAATGGTACGAGTGCGTTTCGTCGTCTTTCTTCGAGCATACGCCGTTGAGCCATTGGAAGTCGCTTTATATTAGAGTTTCCGAAGCAGGCAATCAGGACGGCGAACCGAATAGGGAGGTAGAGCAATGACAGTAAGCGAACTGCAAACGGTTTTGCACGATATTATTGCGGAATACTTTCCGAATACGCTCATTATCTGGGCAGAACAAAGAAAACTTGTTAAGCCATCAGGCACGTTTATTACGCTCAAATTAAGGAATCTTACCGCTACCCAACATTCTATCAAGGTAACGGAAAATGACACTCCTGTAAGTTACAAGCCGTCTAAAATGATGTTAGAGTTACAACTTTTCACTCACGGTAACGATGAACAGATTGCGATTGACGGAGAAACGGTAACGATAAGCGTAAATACCGCTTTGAACGATATTGTGGATTTGACGAACTTTCTCACGTCCGACTATGCGGATGCGTATTACACGAAACACGACATCTCTTTACGTCCCGAAGGGGATGCGAAAGATGTGTCTGGATTATTAGATACGAATTACGAATATAGGGCAATGCAGGAATATGTCGTCGAGTTTATGCAAACAGCAAACGGTCTGGCAGGAATAACGAGAAAAGACTGGAAGCCTACCGCAAGCGGCGGCGGGACGAAGGAACTTGCTTCGCAAGAAGTAGAAAATCTTGATGCGGATAGCATTGACATAAAAAATAACTTTTAACAGGAGGATTTAACAAATGGGTTTGATTGATAATCTCGTTAACGTGAAAATTTCAATCAGCGAAGGCGTGGGAAGCAGCGCAAGTTTCAGTAACATTCTGCTTGTCGGAATTGCGGCAGATGACGCTACGCCTAAAAACATTGCCGTCTATGCTTCCGCAAACGAAATTTTGGAAGCAGGCTGGGACGAAAACAGCGCGATATACAAGGCGGCGGTTGTGGCGTTTATGAACGGCGCTACGCAGCTCTATGTTGCGGAAAAGGGCGCGAGCGAAAGCATTGCTGATGTTCTGAACAGAGCAAACGAAATGGACGGCTGGTACGGTCTCGCGCTTGCAGGCTTTGAACCTGCGGACTACAAGACGGTTGCGGATTGGGCGGAGTCGAATAGCAAACTGTTCGGCTATACGGTTGATTGCTCGGAAAGCATAGAAAATCCAGTACCCACCACGTACAGTTACGCCTTCGGTATCGGAACGAAGAAGACTGTAACGAACGATAACAATACGCATCTCGCGGTTGCTTTTCTCGCAAAGGCACTTACCTATCAGGCGGGTTCGGAAACGTGGGCATACAAAACGCTGTCGGGCGTAGAGTACGACGAGTTCACAGCTTCGGACATCGCAAAACTCAAAACGGCGGGGCTGAACTACTACGTGTTATGCGCGGGTAAGGCAATTACGCTTGAAGGTAAAACGACATCTGGCGAATGGATTGACGTAATACGTTTCCGCGATTGGCTTTTGAACGATATGCAGACGCGCATTTACAATCTGTTTATCAAAAACGCAAAAGTTCCGTACACGGATGCGGGTATCGCGCTCATTCAGAACCAGATGATTGCATCGCTGAAAGAAGGACAGAGCGTCGGCGGAATTGCGCAGACCGAATACGACGACGAAGGGAACGAAATCCCCGGTTTCACTACCAGCGTTCCTACGTCGGCAAACATAGGCGATGCGAACAAAGCAACGAGAACGCTTGCGGGATGCTCTTTCACGGCGCGGCTTGCAAATGCAATTCATATCGTCGAAATTAGAGGAACGCTTACGGCGTAATAAAAGGAGGACAGAAAAATGGCATCTGTAAAGACTTATAACAGTAGGCTTGTTACGGTTGCGCTCGGTACGCACTCCGTTACGGGCTTTGCGGACGACAGTTTCATTACCGTCGAGCCGTTGGGCGACGGCGTAACGTCGAAATCGGGTTGCGACGGCGAAGTTGCAAGGGCGGTTGATCCGAACGAACAATATTCGGTCAAAATTACGCTTTTGCAGACTTCGAGTTCCAACGCTTTCCTGCAGGCGCAGTATAACGCAGACAAAACGAACGGCGACGGCGCTTTCCCGATTTTGATTAAGGACCTTAAAGGCAACTTCGTCTTTTCGGCAGACGCGGCGTGGGTTGTTAAGCCGCCCAGCAGGGCATACGGCAAAGAAACGAACAACCGCGAATGGGAATTGCAGACCGGTCAGGCGACCGTCAACGAAGGTACGTATTAAGGAGGTGCGTAAATGAAATTGCAAGAACCTACGGAAGTAGTTGTAAACGAAAAGCATTACTTCATCCGCCCGTTCCCTGCTTTCAGGGCGGCAAACATCAGCGGAGAAGTGATAAAAGTTGTCGTTCCTATTATCGGGTCGGTATTGCCGTTCGTAAGTACGAGCGGCGACACTTCCGTTCTCGATACGGATTTGGCGACCATTGCGCCCGAAATTACGAAAGCGTTTGAATCGCTGTCGGGAGATGCGGTTGAAAAATTGCTGCGTGATTTGCTCGTCAGGGGAAACAATATCGCAGTCGATTTCAACAGCGAAACGAAGCCGCTCACGGAAGACCTTGTAAACGAACTGTTTTGCGGCGATGTGCAGGATATGTATATTCTCGCGTTCCACGTAATCAAAATCAATTACGGCGGTTTTTTCGGGAAGCTCGGCACCCAATCTGGGAAAGTTGCCGAGTTAGCACAGAAACTGATGAAGTAAGCAAGTACGGGAAGCTGGATTTAGAACAGTTTACCGATCTTGAACTTCGGATGTACACTTTGATTAAGGTGCAGTTGGCTTCAATGCAGGAGTTAAAAGAGTATTACACCCTTGACGAAGCATTGAAGCTGTACGCGCTGTATATGATGGAGGTCGATATAGAGCATTGCAGAAATGAAGAACTGAAAAACGAAGCAAGGAGGGCTAAATAATGACCATAAGAGACATCGCTATTGCGTTTGGCTTTACGGTTGACGAAGCGTCCGCAAAGAAAGCGGAAGGCGCTGTTACGAAGTTAAAGTCGTTTGCGACGAAGGCTTTGGCTACAATCGGCATCGGTATATCACTTACGCAGATGAATAAGATGGTTGAAGAATGGTATTCGGTCAATAAAGTCCTTGCCAACGTCAACACACAGTTGAAAGACCAGTCTGCGGTGCAGAACAGAATAACCGAAGCAGCAAACGCTTGTAGGATTACATACGCAGAGATGTGTGGCTATGCTACAAGTCTTGTTAAAACGGGAAGTAGATTTTTTTCGACGGTTGAAGACGCTACGGATTTTTTGGAACTTGCAAACAAAGCGTTCAAGGTGTCCGGTGCGTCGGAAGCACAAATGAACTCGCTGAATAACGTGCTGAAAAATACATTCCAGACAGGAAAGTTGAGCGCGGGCGGTTTTAATACCATTATGCAGCAAAGCCCAGACATAGTTCAGTATCTCGCTGACAGTCTGGGCGTTTCTATGCAACAAGTAAAGGCTCTCGGTTTATCCGGTAGCATTACGGCAAAGCAACTGAAAAACGCTTTCACACAGAGCGCGGAGGGCATTGAATCGGCATACGGAAAGATGCGGTTGACTGTTTCTGATGCGTTGCGAATTATACGCAACGAGTTCGGGACGTGGCTGTATCAGACCGACGAAGGACTGAATTTAACGAATGATATTGCAAAGTTTTTGATACGTGCGTTCAGAAGTCTGCACGGCGTATTGAAGGCTCTCGTAAATTCTTTCCAACGGCTCGTTAATCTGCTTGGATCCACGCGACGTGCGGCGGCTTTGGTTGCGGCTGCGGTTGGGGCGATGATAGTCGCCTTTAAGTACGACAAAATAGTGGCAGGAATTAAGGCGATAGGGCAGGCACTCGCGGCAGGCGGCGGTAAGATTATGCTTATCGTCGCGGCGGTCCTGTTATGTATTGCGGTTCTTGACGACCTGATTGCTTTTGCAAACGGGGACGATAGTTTTATCGGAAATCTTTTTGAGAAATTCGGTGTAGACGCAGAAGAACTGCGAAAAACGTTGAAAGACCTGTTTGCTATGATTAAGCAGGTATTCGGTACAATCTTCCAGACGGTAGGTAAAATCATCAAAACGATATTGCCGACGTTAAGTAAGCTATTGCAAGCGGCATTGACGATAATATCTAAAATAGCGCAGGTAAATCTTACTATATCGGCAAAAGCGTGGGAAATAATTATCGAACTGCTGGATATGCTTATACCGATAATCGAAATGATTTTAGAATTGCTCGACCCGATACTTGAAGTTGTTATGCTCATAGTTGACGCGGTAATGATGCTTGTTGATGTGGTTATGGCTTTAATCAAGCCGTTGCTTGAATTGATAAGCGCAATACTCAAGCCTATTATGGCAATCGTTAAGGTATTGGTTCAGTTATTATCGAATCAGCTCGGTCAGGCGTTTAAGTTTATCGCAAACGTCGTAAACAACCTGATTGCAGGTCCGCTTCGCGGACTGCTCGATTTTCTCGGTCAGATCATAAAGTTTATTTCGGCAGTATTCACGGGCGACTGGGAAACGGCGTGGAAGGCGCTCGGTAATATTCCTATTGCGATTATCAATTCAATCATTGGAGCGTTTGAAGGTCTGATTAACTTCTTTATCGGAGCGATTAACGGAATCACTTCGGCGCTTTCGTCGTTGTGGACGTGGATAGGAATACCCGGCATACCAGAAATTCCGGAAGTGCAATTCGGGAGAATATCGTACTTGGCAAAAGGCGGCTACGTTGACGCAAACAAGCCCACGCCGGTTGTCATAGGCGACAATAAGCAAGAAGGCGAGATAGTTTCGCCTGTCAGCAAAATGCGCGATACGGTAATTGACGCTTTAAGAATCTTTTTAGGCGGCGCAAATACGCGGCGCAAAGCAGAAACGGCGCGGGCAATGGAACAAAACACCATAAATCGCAATGTTACGCAAAACGTGTATATCAATAACACGTTTGAAGGTTCGAGAGACGTTCAGAAGACCGCATCGACGGCGATGAAGAAAACTACAAACGATACTACGGGCGAACTTGCCCGTGCATTGGCTTATGCGAGGTAATGTGTATGAGTAAAGCAAGAATACCCGCCTCGCTCGGCGGCATTGAGTTCGATTGTACAATCAGCAGAGAACGGAGCTACGAAGCAGATATACCAGAATATCCTGTGGAAGATGGGTACTATGTTTCGGATTCCATTCACAAGAAGCCACTTTCGTTCGAGTTGGTGGTTTTTGTAACGAATATGCCCGTTACGTGGGCAAAACGACACGCAGGAAGCAACAGAGTAAAGAACACGATTGATAGCCTTGTGGAACTGTATTTGTCTGGAAGATTATCAACTCTTGTGACACCCGATAAGGTTTACGAGAATATGGGAATTACGAAGTTGAGTGTGCCGGAAGAAGATTATGTAAACGCGGCAGAGATCACGCTGTCGCTCAAACAGGTAACTGTAACGTCGGCGGATATAATCGTCGTATCGAGTTACAATTACAGCGGAAGTTCGTCGGACGGCGCAGGTTCGTCCGCGACAACAGAAGAGTCGAGTACACCGAAAAAGAAAAGCATCCTTTCGTCGTTGCTCGGCTGGTTATTCAAATAGGAGGTGGCAGTTATGGTGTACTTCACACCGCCTGATAAAAACGATAGTTTTACACGCATCATTTTAGACGGCGACGAGTACCTGTTCAGGTTTTCCTACAACTACGAAGGCGAGTTTTGGACGCTTGGAATCTATCAGAGCGAAGAAGCTCCGCTTGTAGCAGGAATTAAAATTACCCCTTGCTTTCCTGTAAACTGGTATTTCCGTCAGTATATCAAATTGCCCAAAGGCGTTCTCGGTGTAATGACGCAACTTGACAAAATAGGCAGGAATGACTTTATAGACGGGAACGCACAGTTCGTATATGTTACTTACGACGAGTTTAACGAATATGTAAGGAGCAATGAATAATGGCGAACTGGGACAGACAATACCGCTTACGGGCGGGCGTAGAAGGAAGCAAGGGGTTTGAAATCGGTAAGCCTGACGAAAAAACGAAGCAGGCTCTTCATATCAACTTTATGGTTGAGCGTAGCGATTCGACCACGTTGAACACGACAAAAATAAAAGTCTGGAACCTGAACAAAGAACAGGTCAACGTGCTAATACAATCCGGCTGTCAATTAAATCTGTCAGCGGGGTATGGAGCATCAAGACCTATTGTATTCAAGGGAACGGTTTCAAACGTGCAAGAGTCGCTCGACGGAGCGGATAGGCTTATAGAGATAGAAGCGGTTGACGGTTTCGCGCAGTTAAGCGAGACCGTCGTTTCTATTTCTTATGGCGGAAAAATAGCAACCGCAAAAATCTTGACGGACGCGGCGGCTAAACTTAACTTGCCTGTTACGTATTCAGCAACAGCGCAGGAAATTCTTGAAAAGTCGTATTTTTCAAACGGTTACAGTTTTGTAGGGTATGCGCAGTATGTCCTTGATGATGTTTGCAATAAGGCATCACTTATGTGGACGATACAAAACGGTGTCCTGCAAATCCGCAGGAAGAACGAAGGAGTTTCTACCGCAGTGCATAAGCTCAACAAAGATACAGGGCTTATCAATATTCCAAAGCGAGTTTACAGTTCGCAAACGGCAAATACCGATACGACATCCGATACGACAGCAGATATGTTGTACGGTTACGAAATTCAGTACCTTATGAACGGAGCAATCGGCATCGGAGACAGGGTGTATGTCGAATCGAAAATCGTTACGGGAATGTTTATGGTTTCAAGCATTACGATTGAAGGCGACAATCTTGAAGGCAACTGGCAATGTACGGCTCAAATCACGGAGGTGGCGTAATGAGTTTGATAGATTTTGTTACGGAAGTGAAAGCTCTCGTGAAAGAGCAAATAAACAATATGCACACGGCGTTGCCGGGCGAGATTGTTTCAATAGATAAAAGCACGGGGCTTGCATCAGTCAAGCCAAAAGCACAAATGCAGTTTTCTAACGGAAAGACGTTGGAGTTTCCGATTATCAGCGGCGTTCCGATAGTTATGCCGCAAAGTGCGATTTCAGATTCCGCAATAGTTTTTCCTGTAAATGCGGGAGATCAGTGCTTGCTTGTATTTAGCGAACAGGCATTAGATTACTGGTTTGAAACGGGAATGACGACACCGCAGGTCAAATACGGTCTGTCTGGCGCGATAGCAATTCCCGGACTGTTACGAGCGCAAACAGACGCATTCAAGGAAGCGATAGACCGCGACGCGGTAATCATAAAACACAAAAACGCATCTATAACGCTGTCAAACGCAGGTATAGCCATTAGGGGCGATATTTCAGTCGAAGGTAACTTACTAATCAACGGCGAGATAAAGAGCGTTTCAGACGAAATTTAGAAGCGATTTTTCAGGAGGTCATTATGAAAGATTTAAGGCTTACGGAAGACGGGGATTTGTATATAACCGAAGATGGAGATGTGCAATTTACCGACAGTGTTTTGCAGGCTATAAAAATTCGTTTGAAATGGTTTCTCGGAGAATGGCGAATAAATACCACTTATGGTATGCCGTACTACGATGAAGTATTTATAAAGAATCCCAGCACGGCTCTCATTGAAGACAGGGTGCGGACGGAAATTCTTTCCGTTGATGGAGTTCAGGCGGTAGAAAGTATCAGCGTGACGATAGATAAGCCGACGCGAGTAGCCGCCATTCATTTTACGGTTGTAGCAAACGACAACAAAATAATCGAAGAGGAGGTAAAGGTCAATGTCTGAATATGGCGTTACCAAAAACGGATTTATCCGAAAACGATACGACACAATCTATTCGGAATTACAGGGCGACATAAAAGACGGCTTGGGCATAGATGTTTCAATCAACCCGAAGTCGTTTTTTAATGTCCTGCTTTCGTCCGTTGCGGACAAATTAGCGGTTGCGTGGGAATTGGCGGAAATGGTGTATTACAGTCATTATCCTGCCACCGCAGAAGGAATCAATCTTGATTTTGCTTGTCAGTTCGGCGGTCTCACGAGGGAAGAAGGCTCAAAGACGAAGTACAGTATTTTATGCACAGGCACAGACGGAACTGCAATTCCGGCAGGAACACGCATTGCGTCAACGACTTCGCCGCAGATATTCTTTTCAACCGCAGAAGACAATACCATTTCAAGAGCTTCCTGCAACAGCGCGACAATTCGCGTTATGCAGGTGGCTGGGGAGTTGCATTATACGGTCTATCTTGACGATACGGCATATACGTATTTAAGCAAGACGGAAGACGATAAAATGGCGATACTCAACGGATTGAAGGAAACAATAACCGATGAAAATTTTACAGTCGGAATTGATGAACAAGATGAGTTCCTTGTCATAACGAGCAAGAATAAGTATTTAAGTCATTCGATTGATATGACGGAGAACTTATCGACGGAAGAAGTTACGTCGATTATCGTCTTCGATTCGGAAGAGTACAAGCGTATTCAGCTCACGGAAGGCTCGATTACGGAAATTATTACTTCGACGGCAGGCTTTAAGAAATGCACGAACCTTGCAATACCTGTTTTCGGCAGAGAAAGGGAAACGGACATCGAATTGCGTCAGTCTTATGCAGCAAAGCAATCCTACCGTTCGGCAACTATGCTTGAAAGCATCACAAGCGCGATTATGAATAACGTCAAAGAAGTGTCAAGCGCGGTAGCGTTTGAAAACGACACGGATATAAAAGACAGCGACGGCAGACCGCCGCACTCGATTGAAGTAGTTGTTGATGGCGGAATTGACGCGGAGATCGCGCAGCAGATTTTGCTGTATAAAGCGGCTGGCATCCAGACATTTGGCAGCATAGTGGTTGACGTTCCGAGTTCATTCGGCAACGCGACGATACCCGTCAAGTTTAATAGACCTTCTGCGGTTTACGTTTGGTTGAAGGTGTCTATCGTAAAGAACCCTGACGAAGCAATGCCGCCGAACTACGAAACGCTTGTGAAAGAAACGATAATGAACTATGCCGAGAAAATAACTGCGGGCGAAAATATAGTCATCCAAAAAGTGATTGCGCCTATCAATGTAGCGGTTTCGGGTATCGCGTATATTTCCATTAAAGCGTACACGTCAACCAACGCTTCCGCAAATCCGAAAGATAGCGATTATACGCTTACCTACATCACGGTAACGCCGAGACAGAAAGCGTATTTCGACGAAAACAGAATAGAGGTGGAAGTCGATGAAGATTAACGGTATTGAAACGGATTTGCTTGAACAGTTTAGGGACAGACCGAATACGGCGGCGCTCTGCGCGGCAATCAATAAGCAACTCAATGCGCTTGCAGAAGTTTTTGAGCAGATAGCGTACAATACTAATATCGACACGGCGACAGGAAGGCAGTTAGACAACATAGGCGACATCGTTGGGCTTACAAGAGCAGAAGCGGGGTTGCTATGTGGGCAATCTGTTTATTATGATCCTGTCGATGACGAACGGTACAGACGCTATTTGAAGTATAAGGCGTTCCAAAATTCCAGCGACGGTACGTACTATTCGCTTGTTAAAGCAATGCAGACCATTCTCGGCAGAGGGTCGAAGATAGATTATGCGGAGGATGAGAATTACCCGGCAACGATTATTTTCGATATAGGAACAGGCGCAACAAACGAACTGTCATTGAGCGGAATACCGCCTATAAAGCCCGCAGGCGTAAGCGTCGAGTATAAGGTAGACACCAAAAGCACGATTGAATTATCGCACGAAATCAGGTACTACATCGGCGGAGTTGCTTGCGGAACGCTTTACTGCGGTCAATATCCTGCGGATAAGCCTTTCCCTCGTTGCGGCTCTTTGAATTGCGGAGAATATCCGCCAGAAGGAATATAGGAGGTATCTATGGGATTATTCACACAGGAATTTTTGACTGAACGCCGAGAAGAATTTATGGGTCTTATAAGTAAGTTCGAGTATGAAATCAACGGCGGCGAAAAATGGCTAACGGCCACAGAACGAAGTAGACAGATAGTCGGAAATTACATTCGGTTTACATTACTGTTTCCGAACGTATTGCAGTCCGATTACAGCATAACGGCAATTCGCATAATTGACGTTAACAACAAAGAAATAGCGCGGCGGGATTTGAGCGTAGATGTTAACTCAATCCAGACCGTGCTTTTTGTTTTAAGCATTTCTTATCAGGAGGTTTAATATGTCGGAAGAAATTTTGCAACAGGCAGAACAAGCAGAAGAAGAAAGCACCTACACAAAACAGACGTGGGTAGACCACTTCGTTGACGAACAGGGATTCGTGGTTCAGCAGGGTACCGCTATGGATGCCCTGCATTTTAATCATATGGAGGACGGCATCGGGAACGCGCACGACTTGATAGCAGAAGAAAAGAAAACGCGCTCCGAAGAAACTACCGCCATAAAAGGACGGCTCGATGACCTTGAAGACGGCACGAAAATGGCAGGGCAGGCGGCGAAGGTGCAGAAAGCAATTCACGTCGGGGACGTTGATTTTGACGGCAGCGCAGAAAAAACAGTTGATGCAATGGACGGCATCAAAATTACGGACGGAAAAATCAAGCATACGAACGCTGTTGATGCAGGAACGGCAAGCGGCGGTAGCGGGGCAAAAGAGTTCGGAGGAACGATTGATATTCCGTCTGTAACCTACGATGAACAGGGGCATATCACGGGAAAAGATAAAACTACCGTAACCCTGCCGTCGAATGATGCAACAACGTCGAAACACGGATTGATGAGTACGTCGGACAAAACGAAGCTCAACGGTATTGAGACTGGAGCGCAAAAGAATACGGTTACGGGTATCAAGGGCGGCAAAGAAAGTGCGTACAGAACGGGAAGCGTCAACATAACGCTTGCGAATATTCTCGGCAGTACGCCGATAGGCGACGACTTTACTGGAATTTACTATAACGGAAGTACGTTTGTGGCGCAGAACCCGGCATTACAATCTACGAGTTGGGCGAAAATCGCAGAACTTTCTGCCGCAGGAAAAGCAAGTAAAGTATTTAAGGTCGGAGACGAAAAGACAATAACGCTTACAACTGGAGAAAGCGTTACGCTTGTAATAATGGGATTCGACCACGACAACAAAACTGGCGGCGGTAAAGCCGGAATCACGTTCGGTATGAAAAATCTGTTAAGCACAACCTACAAGATGAACGCAACGGATACCAATACGGGCGGTTGGGATCAGTCGCAAATGCGAACTGAAACTATGGCAACACTCCTGTCGCAGCTTCCTACCGATTTAAGGAACGTAATCAAGGCGGTAGATAAGAAAGCGACAGCAGGTGCGCAAAGCACGACAATTACTACGTCAAGTGATAAACTGTGGCTATTTTCTGAAAAGGAGATAGATGACACTACATCGAGCGGTTATGCAGATGAAGGTGTGCAGTATGAATATTGGCGTACAGTAAAGGATGGTAAAGTTAATGCAGACCGTGTAAAAACAAGGAACGGTTCTGCGTACTACTGGTGGCTTCGGTCTCCGAGCGTCCGTTGGGACCTACGCCTTCCGCTATGTCGGCAGCAATGGCTACGTCAGCACCAGCACCGC